AACTTCTTTAGTCGGAACTTTATCATACTTGGTAGAAAAATCTTGAATTTCCTCAAAGATAATCTTTTCATGAAGTTCAATAAAATATTCTGCCTTGACAAATGGAACTACCTTACGATAATACTCCTCATCGTAAAGTAAATTTCTAAGAATTGTTTCTTCAATTCTTTCAGTTGCCATAACTATATTCCGTCCTTGCTGCTTCTTCTAATTTTGCCATTACTTCGTCTGTGAAATACTTCTCTGGATCACCGAGTATAGACTTAGGATAAACATTGCTTTCACCAATCCTGATACGGTTTCCCACCCTTGTGAATACTCCATACTTCTCACCAAGTTCAATGAGTCCATAATATTTGTCCAATCCACGTTCGTCAAAGTATAATCTGGTAGCAACTTTAGAACCCTCCTGTGTAAATCTAGATTTTTTTGCTTCACACTTAATGATATTACCCACTAAGTCTGTTCCTTCTTTTTCTTTTGATTTTGTTAAAAATATAATAGTAGATGCTGCATATTTTAGACCTGCACCACCTCCCATTTCTTTTGTTGGTACATAAGATCCAATCACATCATATGTGTGATTAGTAACAAGCATAGGAATACCTGCCTGACCAAGTTTTAGAGTCAATACTCTAAATGCACCCTTAATTAATTGTGATTTGGTCATATCTCTAACCTGTTTATCATTAGAAATGTCATCCATTTCTTTTGATGTAGATAGCATACCAAGAGAATCAAGAACAAACATCAATGGTTGACGTTTTTCCTTTGGTTCTTTCATATACTTATCAACAATTCTAGTTGCTTGAGTTCTAAATTCTTCTATTGTAGCAACAGGAAATATTACCATGCGAGAGGAATCAATTCCTCTACTTTCAATCATATCTTTACTGAGAGCAGATTCAGACTCAAAGTAAATAACCCCACCGTTGCTATTGTTATCAAGAAAGTTACGTACAACGCTAAGGGCAAAGAAAGTTTTTCCTGTTGAGGATTCTCCTGCCAATGCAGTGACTTTGTTGGATGGAATACCTCCAAATAAAGAACCACTAACGACAGCGTTGAAAATGTAAGAGCCAGTATCAACAAAGGAGGATGTATCTCCTGCAGCCACTCCATCACTAACCTTACTTGCAAATTCATTTCCACTGTCTTTAATTACTGTATCTAAGAAACCCATGTGTCTGTTACCTCACTTTCGTACATATTGATATAATCATGTGTTTTTGCCAATTCAAGAGCATAAAACCTTGCAGCTTCACGGTCTTCAAAAACTTTTATTTGTTCAGCGTCAAGTGCTTCTATTTGACTGTCCTGATATGTTACTGTCCAAACCGTTTTCATGCGAAAAAACTCCCTATTGTTATTTTCTTTTCGTGTGTCCATCCCACACATTGTAGCACATTTTTAAGAGGTTCCAAGAAACTCTTTTCAAATTGTAACTGATAGTCAACGTATTTGTCAAGGTTCATTTCTGGTGGGATATCGCTAAAAAATGACACACAATTCTCATGCAATGGATTTGGTGTCTTCAAATATATAAACTTTATTTTTTCTCCCTCTTGGATATACGGATACTTATGTTCTAACTTGTTTTTTCTTACAAAATCATTGTAAAGTAAAGCACCCCTTACGTGGATGGGTGTTCCTTTGCAATAGATGTCAGTTCTGTGGCGGTATTTTTCAAGGTTGTTAACTCCTCTTGGGAATGCGACTCCTTCTGTTCCTTGCTCTTTAGTCTCTGCTCTGACTGCATTGACAAAAGAGATAAGTTCATCATTTGTTTTGCTGATAATAATCTTAAAAGCTTCATACAATTTATCTCTAAAATATTGAGGTGTTGAAGACCTCGCTGTTTCCAATCCCATGATTTTCATCTTGGGTTTTTTATATCTGACTCCTTCTGAGTCCCACACATTAAGTATGTATCTCTTTTTAGCAGTCCATATGCCACGATCAGCAATATTTTCACGTTTCATAATCATTTTTTGATCATACGCATTAACATATGTCGCCAATTCTTCATACGATGCGTTAATGAACGGTTCCAATTTATCTTTACAGACCTTATCAAGTAACTCAACAATTTTATTCTTATCGTCAGACTTATTACTAAAAAATTTATCAACAACAGGTCCAAGATTAAGATAGATTGAGTCAGTGTCGGATGCAATGACATAATCCTCCTTGTCTGTACTGAGCAGTTTATTTAGGTAACCATTCATTTTGTTCTCTATCCAACGGATTGATACCTGACCAGATAAAGTAATTGCTTCAGCATTTGCAAGACGATAGTAACGAAAATGTTCATTACCAATAGCACCATAGGCAGAGTTAAGAGAGATCTTCTTTGCCATCTGTATATTATTACAACGAGCAATCTCTTTCATCAGTTCAACAGTAGGAGTTTTTTCATACTGTTGTTTTGCCTTGATCATTTTTTTCTTAAAGATGACACGACTGTCATACATCTTCTGCATCATTAAAGGTAAGAACCCTTGTTTATCTTTCCTATATTGTGCTCCGTTAGCACACACAGCAAGGTCACCATCTATACTTACTTGTTTCTGAAGTATTCCATCAACCGTAACTGTTGAGTGTCTGTCATCCGTGAGGGTTTCTGGGGAAATATTATATTGCATAATGAGATGAGGATACAGACTATTGAGGTCAAAATTAACCACCCAGTCATAGCGTCCTGCTTTTGGTTCTTTGACATAAGCACCTGCGTATTTTGCATCTTTAAGTGCATCCCTTTTAGGAGGGATGGCAATCTTACGTTTATTCAATTCACAATAGATGTAGTTATCCCACATTCTTACCTGTGAAAATACATCCTCATAGTTTACTTTGGCATCATATGCCATAGTAAATGCTAGATCAAGCAGTTTCATCTTGTCATCAAGTTTATCTACCAACCTAACGTCATGAATGTTATATTCAATAAACTTTTGCCAGTTCTTTTCATAGAACTCTTTAAAAGTATCATACTCAGAGTGATCTAACTTTCTTTCTCCAAGTTCAACCAAACAGATGTGATCCAAGCGATAACTTTCTTGGTTTGTATAAGTGAATTTTCTGTATAATTCAAGGTAATCCAACGTAGAAATTCCTGGAAGATCATAAGCGATCTGTTTTCTTCCTTTAATGTAAATTTCTCTAGAAGAAATAAGCTTCCACGGGCTAAGAGACTTAGCAGCTTTCTCACCAAGAATCCTAGTAATACGCCGAGCGATATAGGGAATATCAAACAACTGTACGTTCCAACCCGTAATAACATCAGGATAATTTTCATTCCAGTATTGTAAAAAGGCAGACATCATAGACTCTTCAGTTCTAAAATGCATGTAATCTACTTCAGAATCTGTATTATTAAATGGTCTAGCACCAAAGACAACAATACGACCAGTATAAGAGTCTTTAATACTGATCGCTAAGATCTCTTGGTCTGCTGATTCTACATCAGGAAATCCATTTTCGGCAGCAGTTTCAATATCAATGTTAAAAATACGAATCTTTGATGTATCATAACGAATCTCATCTTCTGGATGTTCTTCTACAATATACTGATAAAGATACCGAGTGTTACCATAGATATCAAAGTCATCAACCTCTCTGTATTTCTTAACAAACTCTTTAGCATCATTGATTGATCCTAATTTTAGGGGTTCAACACAATCACCTTCAAGAGTTTTCCAATCAGAATAATTCTTACTAGCAACATAAAGTGTAGGGTTAAAAGGAACCCTATAGGAAAAAGGAGAACCGCCCTCGTACCCACGTACTAGAAGGCGGTTACCTGCCTGTTCAACATTAGTATAGAACTTCATTCGTTAAGGACTTCTGGTTCAATAGTTTTACTACTGTAGTACTTAGAGAGTATGTCTCTGCTAGGTTCTACAAAAGTTAGTATATCAGAGGATCTTACAACTGTCTCCTTACTATCAGAAAAAGGTAACCAATCTGTAAGATTATCACCTTCTATTGACATAGGATTAACTAAAATACAGTCAGGATCACCAAACTGTGCTCCGTCAATTTCCTCCACCTGTGCTAGTAGCCACTGGTCCTTCAGTAGCAGCACTTGTAGGTTCTTGGGTTGGTTCTCCATCTGTAGTTCCTAAAATATCTTTTCCATTATTCGGTAAGAAAGACAAATCAATCTTTGCTTCTGCTAACTTACCAACATAGTTTTTCAAAATGTCATCAGCAGGTGGCATTGCTGAAAGAACTGAAGTAGGATTAATTCTATGATCCTCATATGGTGTATAAGGATTCCATCTGCGATAAGTTACATTGAATTGTCCCTCATCTCCCTCACTTAAAGACAATGATAAAGGATATAACAATTGATATGCAACAAATTTTTGTTCTCCATCAACTTCTTCTCTTATCTGTCCAAAATTACATATAATATGTTCACCTGTAATTACATGAACAACACGAATATTATGTTCAATCTGTGTAGGTGTTTCTGTCATAATTTAACAAACCTTTTTTATAGTA